ATGGCGATCCCTCGGTTGGCGTCCCCGAGACGCTGGAAATTTGCAGCGCGTACATCCTCGGCGTGTACCCCGACGGCATTGACAGCAGCGACAAGAAATCCAACGCGGTCTACGTCAATTTAAAGTGCGATCTTGAGTATCTGACGATTGCGGAATTTGACACGTTGGAGAACTCTTGCTGGAACCACTACCGCAAAGTGCAAGAGGAGGCGTGGGACGTATGAAGCGCAGCAAACTCGCCATCCTTGGCATCGTCATCATTTACCTGCTGGCTGCCCTCGTTGAACCCTGCGACGGTCACAGTTGTGACGCGGGGGTGACGCATGGAACCCGATAACGTCTGGCAAGACGATGACAGTTGGTGGCACCAGCAGGACTTGGAACTACAGCAGCGCGAGGAGCAAGAACGCATTGAGGCTTGTAACCGCGCCATTGCAGCATTAACGGAGAACAACCATGAAGGTGTATGAAAAGATCGCGGCGATCACCGCCGAGTTGAGCAAGGTCGGCATCAGCAAAGACAGCAAGAACCAGTCGCAGGGCTACAAGTTTCGTGGCATTGACCAAGTGTACGGGGCGCTTTCGCCCCTCCTTGCCAAGCATGGTCTTTGCATCCTGCCTCGCGTCACGGCACGCGAGGTAGTGGAGCGGCAGAACCGCCAAGGTGGTGCGCTGTTCTACGTCACGCTCACCGTGGAGTTTGATTTCGTCGCCGCCGAGGATGGCAGCAAACACACGGTCGTCACGATTGGCGAGGCAATGGATAGCGGCGACAAGGCGAGCAACAAGGCCATGTCTGCCGCCTACAAGTACGCCGCATTCCAAGCGTTCTGCATCCCAACCGAGGGCGACAACGACGCCGATGCAACGACGCATGAAGTGGCCGCGCAAGACCCCGAGGTGCTGGCGCAGATCGCTGCGTGCGATAGCAAGAAGGCGCTGCGGGCGCTGCTTAACGATCTGCCTGTGCCGGTGCGCGAACTGCACATGGATGCGTTTATGGCTCGCAGTAAGGAAGTGTCATGACACCCGCCATTCAGAAATGGGCAAAGTGGTGGGTTGATCGTTCGGGCAATGACGATGACCCTTGGTATTGGTTTGACATAAGCGGATCAATTTTTGGTAACGAAATGATTGAATGCGAGCAATGGTTGCCGCTTTACCGACCGCCGTTTGAAAAAACGGTGGCAGTTTACAATACGGTTCGCAATAACACTCCTCACGAAATGTTGTTGATGTTGTTAGGCGGTGACCCTGAGGAGGGCATACGGTTTTCAACGGCAATAAGAATAGGCGATGGTGAGCCGCGCCTGTTGAAACCGCGACACTATGCGGTGCGAGATGGGCGGTTGTATACCAACATTGACCCAAATGAGTCTGACAATGAAAAGCGAAGCCGAGACATGGGGTTGCGTCTGATTGCGTTGTTTTATAAGTGCCTTGCCGAATCACGGCAAACGGCGCATTTAGCAGTCGTTGAAAAGACGTTTTTAAACCAGCGCCGTATTGAAAAGGGCAAACCGCCAAAATACACATGGCACACGTTAGTCGTTGGTTTTGAAGCGGTCGTTCGTGAAAATCGGGGCGGTAGTCATGCGTCACCTAGGCATCACGACCGTCGTGGGCATCAGCGGCGATTGCGTAATGGAAAAACGGTTTGGGTAAAGGCTTGTAAGGTCGGTGATCCCTCAAAAGGCGCTGTATTTAAGGATTACGCTGTGAGGACGCTGCAATGATCAAACCACAACGCACTACCGAATGGCACACCGCTCGGCTCGGCAAGGTCACCGCCTCCCGCGTGGCCGATGTGATCGCCAAGACCAAAACAGGCTACGGCGCGTCCCGGGCAAACCTCATGGCCGACCTCATCGTGGAGCGGTTGACGGGGCAGCCCGCCAGCACGTTCACGAACGCGCACATGGAGTGGGGTACGGAGCAGGAACCCCACGCTAGGGCCGCCTACAGCGCCCGTACAGGCGAGCTGGTAGAGGAGGTGGGATTCATAGACCACCCCCGCATTGTGAACTCTGGCGCGTCCCCTGACGGTCTTGTAGGCGATGACGGGCTGGTGGAGTTCAAGTGTCCCGCAACTAGCACGATGTTGGACACGTTGCTGGCTGGCGAGGTGCCGTCCAAGTACATCCCGCAGATGCAATGGCAGATGGCGTGTACCAACCGAGCGTGGTGCGATTTCGTGTCTTACGACCCTCGGCTGCCGGAACACCTGCGGATGTTCGTTAAGCGCGTGGAGCGTGACGACAAATACATCACGACATTGGAGGGCGAGGTTAAGACTTTCCTTGCCGAGTTAAATGAGAAGTTGGAAAAACTACAGGAGTTAAACCGTGGCTAATCAATACGACCCGAACATGCGTGGCGTGCTGTTCAAGAACGACAAGAAGGGCAATGAGAAACGCCCCGACTACCGAGGATCGTGCGTCATCAACAACGTGGACATGAACGTATCAGGTTGGATACAGGCCAGCAAAAAGACGGGCGATAAGTTTATGTCGCTACGGTTTGAGGCCAAAGGCGAGCAGCCAAAGCCGAAAGCCGCGCCTGCGATGAGCGAAGATAATTGGTCTGACCTTGATACACCCTTCTGACTTTGAGGCACGGTTTAGGGCTAGTCGCCCGGCAGAGATTGTCGTGGCGACTTACCTGCTAAACCTCGGGCATACGGTGACGCTGCCCAAGCGTCGTATGGCAAAAGACTTTGCTGACCGCAAAGAGTTTGCCGACAAGGGCGACATATATGCCTCGGGTAAGCGGATAGAGGTGAAGCACATCAAGCATGATTTTCAGTACGAGGCGTGGCCGTTTGAGACAGCCGCTATCTGTGCCAAGAAGTCGTTTGATGCTGCCGATCCTCGCCCCGACTACTACTACATCGTCAACGCAAGCCTGACCGTGGCGGCGCTGGTGGATGTGCAAACCACGTTTCCTGACTGGTTGGTGCGGAAAATCACCGACAAGGAGCGTGGATATGACTACGACGTTTACGCAGTCGCGCCCGAATATCTGGCGTGGCGGTACATAGACTTTGAGGAACGCTTATGACGGAACTCCCCATCTTCATCGGCTACGACAGCCGTGAGGACATCGCGTATCGGGTAGCGCGGCGCAGCATTGAGCGCCATGCCCGCCAACCTGTCCACATCCAGCCGATTGACCAGCGGTACATGCGGGCGGTGGGGCTGTACTGGCGTCCTGACGATCCGCTTTCGTCAACGCAGTTTAGTTTTACGCGCTTTCTCGTCCCGTACCTTTGCGAGTACAAGGGTTGGGCGGTGTTTCTGGACTGCGATTTCTTGGTGCGGCATGACCTGACGCAGATATTGCGTTATGTTGATAAAAGCAAAGCGGTGTTTACGGTACACCACGACTACAAGCCTGCCGAGACGGTCAAAATGGATGGCAAGGCGCAGCATCCCTACGCTCGCAAGAACTGGTCGTCATTTATGTTCATTAACTGCGAGCATGAGGCAACGCAACGCCTCACGCCAGAGCTGGTGAACAGCGAGACGGGAATGTATTTGCATCAGTTCAAGTGGTGCGCTGACGATCAGATTGGCGAGCTACCCATGACCTTCAATTACCTTGAAGGTTGGCACACCAAGGCTGACGAACCCGACCCGGTGTGCGTCCACATGACCCGTGGCGGGCCGTGGTTCCCCGGTTATCAGGACGTTGAATACGCCGAGGAGTGGAAGGCGTACACATGAAACGCATTTTCCCCAAAGGCACGACGCCCGAGCAGATGGCGGCTGCCGTTATCCGCATGACGCAAGGGCTAGACCCGCAGCGTGTGTGGGCGGTAGAGGTGGCCGAGTGGAAGAAGCCCAAAACCTCACAGCAGTTGGCCTACCTCTGGGGCGTGGTTTACCCAATGATCATGGAGGCGGGTGGAGAGGCGCTACAGGGCTGGACACGCGACGACTTGCATGAGTATTTCCTTGGCGAAATATTCGGTTGGGAGACGCTCACAGGGCTTGGCAAGAAGCGTCTGCGCCCGCTAAAGCGCACCTCGCGTATGACCAAACAAGAATTCACCGAATACTTACACGGCATTGAGAACAAGTTGATAGAACTTGGCATTGGGCCGTTACCGGAGCCGATCTATGCTGCGTAAAGAAGCTAAAGGGCGTGGATGCACGGTGCGTATACCGGGCGTGTGCAACTTCAACAGCGAGACGGTCGTGCTGGCACATCTGCGCGTAGCAGGGGTGTCAGGCATGGGGCTAAAGTCACCCGATCTGCTTGGGGCGTGGTGCTGTTCTAGTTGCCACGACGAAGTAGACGGCAGAACGCACAAAAGCGGGCTGTCACGCGACGAGCTGCGGCTGGCGCACTATGACGGCATGGCGCGAACCATTACGCAGTTGGAAAAAGAGGGATTGGTATGAACTTCTGGTGCGACACGCCCTATACCACCGCTTATGTGCGTAACGAGTTCCTGCACGACCATGAGAAAGGCAAAGGTGAATTTACCCTCTGCACCGTGTTTGGTTTTCGTGCTGAACCTATGCGCGTACCCTACTTCCAAATCATGTTGGAGTCAGGCGCACAATGGGCGCGTATCCCGATCCACGCGCTGTGCAGTAAACCTTGTCCCGAAATGGCGTTACAACTGACTGTGTGGTGGGATAGCTTTAGCCGCAACTGTCAGGTCAAAGAGGTGCAGTTCCTGCGTAACCACCGCGTCAAGGCTATAGGGCGTGACGGGGTGCAGCGACCGGGGACGTACTTGATGACCGTATTCTGGTGTGATGGTGGTTGGAGTGAAGTGCCAGACCAGAGCAAAGACCACCACATCATCGCTTTAGACTCGGGGCAATGGATTGCCTACCCTAACAACAGGTTGTTATGGGCTGACCCGAGCTGGATCGGAGGGGAAGTGCCGAGGGATTGGCGCTCCCCCTCTGATAACTACAGCGTGGAGGCACTACCGTGAAACGGCTTATAAGGGCTTTATGGCGGTTCTGGCAGCAACGTAGCGCCGAGGTTAACCGTGAGTGGGCAAGCGTCCCTAATCCCGAGTGGAGGGCGTCTAGGGGCGGGAGGGATTACTTTTGATAGATAACGAGTCCCCGCCCGGGTCATGGGCAACCGAAATGGCGAGGATGCCGTGGCGCTACAGCCAAGAGGTCAAGGTAGAGCAGGCGTTAGCGGCGATCCGACAGGCTGGGTTTGCGCTTGAGGCGACCGTGCTGGCGCTAGAGATCAAGACGCTGAAAGACGAGCTAAAAACATTGCGCGTTCGTCCTGACGACGTTTAACCAGACCCGGTAATACGCGCCCTGCCGCCTTTGTCCACATCAGGAAGGCGTCAGCAGCGCCCTCTATGTCCCCTCGGTTGTAGCGCATCCGTATGCTGCTACGCTGAAGGTTTCCGAGTCCGACGTTAAAGGCAAAGCTCACCAAAGCATCAAATTGCCCTTGGCTATTAACAGCAGCAGGGCAATA